GCGTATAGAGCAGGCGTTAATTATACCGATGTATACGGCACTACAAGTATCTGGGACAGTATCATCTATCGTATACTGAACGAACAGAATATAGCAGTACCCCCTAAGGTCAATAAAATTAAGACACATTATCCTGGGGGATATGTAAAAGAACCTAAGCCGGGATCTTATGATTGGGTAACCTCATTCGATTTTAACTCTCTGTATCCAATGATTATTGTGCAATACAATATGTCTCCTGAAACTGTAATGGTTAGTAGAAAGGATGCCACCGTTGAGAAACTGTTAAACTGTCAAATTAAACCAGATCATGGTGCATCCCTGGCGCCGACTGGAGTACAATTCTCCCATGAGAAACCAGGCATCGTGCCATCTGTCATTAAAATGTTTTATGCAGAACGTAGGGTAATCAAGAACAAGATGTTGGAACTCCAACAGGCCCGAGAAAATACAGACGAAAAAGAACGACATAATTTTGATCGTGAAATTGGTCAATTAAATACTCAACAACACGCAATTAAAATTCTCATGAACTCTTTGTACGGTGCCTTGGGTAACCAATGGTTCCGATATTTCGACCAACGAGTGGCAGAGTCTATCACCCTGGCGGGACAGTTGGCCATTCTTTGGGCAGAACGTACCATGAATGAGTTGATGAACTTTGCCATGGAGACTATGAAAACCGATTATGTAATTGCAATGGACACCGATTCTCTGTATGTGGAGATGAAAGACCTGGTGACCAAGTTTAAACCTAAAGACACTGTTAAATTTTTGGATAAAATGTCCGAAGAATTCTTTGTACCTAAACTGGCAGAATCATATGTACAATTGAATAAGTCGGTAAATGGTTATGAGAATGCCATGGAAATGTCCCGAGAGGTAATTGCAGATCGTGGTATTTGGTTAGCCAAAAAACGATATATCCTAAACGTATGGAACAGTGAAGGTGTCCAGTATTCTGAACCAAAATTAAAGATGATGGGCATAGAAGCGATTAAGTCTTCCACACCAGAGATTGTACGTAAGAAATTTAAAGAGATATTCCGAGTTATCATTTCAGGTACCGAAGAAGACACACAGAAGTTTATCGGGGATTTCAAATCAGAATTCTCCAATATGGATCCTGAGACAATATCATTTCCCCGAGGACTATCTAAACTTACAAAATGGGAAGACAGGGACCTTATCTATGGAAAAGGTACGCCCATACACGCTCGCGGGGCCCTTCTATATAACCATTATATCAAGAAGGCCGGGTTGGAGAACAGATACGAATTGATTAAAAATGGAGAAAAGATCAAGTTTGTGTACCTGAAAGTACCTAACAAAATAAAGGAAAACGTTATTTCGTATCCTCAAAATCTACCTAAAGAACTTGACTTGCATGATAAAATAGATTACCATACCATGTATGAGAAGTCATTTCTTGATCCTCTTACACCTATATTAGATGCGGTAGGTTGGACAAGTGAACCCAGGTCTGACCTTGACGAGTTTTTTGTATAATATGTATAGTATGACCGTTTTTAAAAATAAGTATGACAACAAGACCCACAAACGTCTTGATGTTAATACTTGGTCGGTATTTGAACAGATATTGTATGATATGTCCCGACGACCAGGCACCAAAACAGGTTCAACTGCGGTGCCTCTTATATCTCCGGCCGCTTATGTTAAGGGAACCACCAGGTCTAATGACACGGTTGAAAAATGGGCTAGTTGGTGTGCGGTGGATGTGGATGAATTTGTATTCGAATGTGATAACACCATAGAACTCCGTAAAAAGATAGAGAACGTGGTTGGTGACTATTATTTTCTCTGTTATTCCACCGCGAGTAGTACCAAGGAACATCCTAAGTTTCGTCTGGTATTTCCCCTACAAACCGATGTTATAGCTAAAGATATAAAACATTTCTGGTTCGCCCTTAATAGTGAGATTTATGGTTTGGCTGATAAACAGACCAAAGATTTGTCCCGCATGTTCTTTATTCCTGCTCTGTATCCCGATGCTTACAACTTCTTTTTTAGAACGAAGGGTAACATTATGGATCCAGATGAACTGATGGATAAGTGGCCCTATACCGAACCAACGGGCAATAATTTCATGGATAGATTGCCTGAAGAAATACGCAATCAGTTGATTGAATTTAAAAAGACAAAACTCACCAATCGTGATATAACCTGGTCAGGATATTCTAACTGTCCTTTCTGGCCTCATAAATTGGATAAAGAATACAGGTCTATCACTAATACTGGATGGTATCTTACAATGTATAAGATTATGGTGGCAATAGGGTATAATGCCATCAAAGCCGGTTATCCTATAAATGCACAACAGGTTGCTCGTTTGGTGGAGGAATTTGATGCAGATACCGGAGGTTGGTATAAGGACCGTCCTCTATTAAAAGAAGCAGACAGAGCTTTAGAATATGTTTATAAACACAGTTAAAAGGAAAGTAATATGAGCAGTATAATGGACAAACTGAAAAAGAATTCGCGTCAAAAAGACACCGCAATTCTTACAGAGTCAAAACTATTTAATGGTGATATGACCCCTACTGATGTACCTATGATTAACGTGGCGCTTTCTGGTTCGCTCCATGGTGGTCTGGTCGCTGGTATGGGTGTTCTTGCTGGACCATCTAAACACTTCAAGACCTCATTTGCCCTATTGATTGCTTCAGCGTATCTGGAACAACATAAAGACGCGGTGATGCTTTTCTATGATTCAGAATTTGGTTCTCCCTCAACCTATTTTAATATGTTTGGTATTGATATGAGTCGGGTACTACACACTCCTATCACCAATGTCGAAGAATTAAAATTCGATATTATTAACCAGTTAGATGGACTTGATAGAAAGGATAAGGTTATCATTGTCATTGACAGTATTGGTAACTTGGCGTCCAAAAAAGAGTTGGAAGATGCCAGAACTCAGAACACCGCGGCCGATATGTCCCGCGCCAAGGCTCTGAAAGGTTTATTCCGTATGATAACTCCTTATCTAAAAATGAAAGATATTCCTTTGTTAGCTGTGAACCACACCTACAAAGAAATAGGCCTGTTTCCTAAAGATATTGTTGGGGGAGGTACAGGTATATACTATTCTGCGGACTGGATTTGGATTATTGGTCGTAGACAAAACAAAAAGGGCACAGAGGTAAAAGGTTATGATTTCATCATTAAAGAAGAAAAGTCAAGATTTATTAAAGAGAATTCAAAAATTCCTATCACGGTATCTTGGTCCGGTGGTATCGAGCCTTATAGCGGTTTGTTGGATATCGCTATTGCTGGGGGTTACGTTGTTAAGCCTAGTAATGGCTGGTATTCACGGGTTGATCCTAAAACTGGTGATATGGTGGGAACAAAGGTAAGAGAGGATGACGCCAAGAGTAGTCATGATTTCTGGTTAGGACTATTAGATGCTGGCAGTGATTTCTCCAAGTTTGTTGAAGACACCTATAAGATTGGTGCTGTCTCTGACCTTGATCCCGAAGAATTCTTAGCCGATGAACTGGTGGAATAATGAAAGAAAATGTCGATTATGAATTGATTACTCCTCAGGACGATCCCCATGAACAGGCCTGGCATATTAGGATACTGACAGGAGATTTCGTCGAGACTGTTTTGGCCTACGGCAATATATCCTTGGACGGAAAAAATGATTGCCTCCGCTTCAATTTTGTTGTAGTATTCTCTCCTGATGATGAATTAACGCCAGAAAATATGGAACTCCAAGAAGTGGCAGCCGAAATCTTGCATGAGGTTTTAAATGAAGCCGCAGAAACAGGTTCCCTAATGACTAAGGACATAAGTTGAAAGATACGCAGGAACAATTACAGGAAATAATAATACGCACATTGTTAACCAACGATGGTTATATGCGTAAGGTTGTTCCGTTCTTGGAACCAGATTATTTTGAAGGTATATACAATCCCCTTTTTAAAGGGGTAGCCAAGTATGTTGCCAAATATAATAAACTTCCCACCTATGAATCGTTTAATATATTCTTGCCAGAGTCCAATCTATTTGGCCAAGATATTGATGCAGCTCACCAAATTCTTCCAGGTCTATTCGAACATGTTATTGTAGATATGGATTGGTTGTTAGAGTCCACTGAGGGTTGGTGCCAAGATAGGGCCCTGTTTAATGCTGTGATGGAATCTATCATGGTAATGAATGGAGACCATAAGACTCTAACCAAGAATGCAATACCCGACCTACTGACAAAAGCATTAGGCGTATCTTTTGATAGAAGTATTGGTCACGATTACCTGGATAATTGGGACGAGAGATATGAATTTTATCATGAAGACTTGGAACGTATACCCTTTGACATAGACATACTGAACAAGATTACCAAAGGGGGTCTGATACGTAAGACCCTTAATGTATTAATGGCAGGTACGGGAGTTGGTAAGTCCCTGTGTATGTGCCACATGGCCGCTGCAAACCTATCAATGGGATATGATGTGTTATATATCACCGCAGAAATGGCTGAAGAGCGTATCGCGGAACGTATCGATGCAAACTTATTTAATATTCCTATTGACCAGTTGGAACACCTATCTAAAGATATGTTTAGGGATAGGGTGATGGGTCTTGCCAATAAAACTAATGGTAAATTGATTATCAAGGAATATCCAACAAGTCAGGGTAATGCTAATCACTTTAGGGCCCTGCTGAATGAATTGAAATTAAAAAAGAATTTTAAACCCACCATAATCTATATTGATTACCTGAACATATGTGCATCTTCACGATTGAAAAATTCAGGGGGAGATTCATATGGATATATTAAGTCCATCGCAGAGGAACTCCGAGGTCTTGCTGTTGAGTTTAATGTGCCTATAGTAACTGCAACACAAACCAACCGAGAAGGTTTCTCAAGTAGTGACCCGGGCCTAACTGATACTAGTGAATCATTTGGTCTTCCCGCAACTTCTGACCTATTCCTAGTTTTAGTTTCCACGGATGAACTTGAATCGTTAGGTCAGATGATGTGGAAACAATTGAAGAATCGATACGCCGATTTAAATGCCAACAAGAGATTTGTGGTAGGAGTATCAAAAGCGAAGATGCAATTATTTGATGTTGCGCCTGACCAACAGAATTTGGTACAAGGCGCCATTGTATCACCCGAAGAAGATATTCCTATTTTCGACAACACCCCAGCTGGTAAACGAATTGCGAGAGATAGTCGAGACTTCTCCTCAGTCAAATTTGACGTATAGAAGTCATTGATTTCCTTACATATTTTGTAAGCTCTTGATTTCCTTAAGGAAAGTGACGCTTGACTTATGGTGGCCAGTCCTTCATAATAGTACTTCAATGAGAGATTAAAGAGGTAACTCCTATGTGGGTAGACGCCGATATTTTTTGGCTAAAAGGATCTTTTGCAGGACAGACAGTGCGTGAGGAACTAAGTTTCGATACGTGGGACGAGGCCTGTGATTGGTGTGGTATGAAAACGATGGACGTGAAAACGCCCTTTGTTGTGTTGACGGTAACCAATCCGGAAACTGGTGAAACGGAGAAATTCTAATGTCAGAAACTAAATTTACATTCGAAGAAGTTGAACGTCTTATCCGTCGAGCTGAGGCGGCAGTAAGAATGGATAATCTTGAAAGTGCAATAAAGTATCCTATTATAGGACCTAGTATACAGGTAGCCAATAACTCTGTGGAACTTGTTGGACTTAAGATTCGCCAGTTTATGTATGAGTCAATGTCCGATAAACGTGACATTGAAAGAAAACGCGAGGCCAATGTCCGTGACTGGAGAAAGTATTAAGTATTATGGCTAT